GGTAAAGAATTATCTATGCCTCAAATAGAATATATGTTTGAAAAAAATAAATCTGCAGCAGAGCCTATTCCTTCCAAGGCAACCTCAAAAGAAATATTAAATTTTCTTAATGAAAAAAATCCTACTAGAGAAGAGTTTATAAATTATTTTTCTGGAAAAAGACTTAATAAAGGTGGTACTCCCATGCTAGAAAAACAAATGGAACTCTTTGAAGATGGTGGCCTTAAAGATGAAGGTGGCATGGTAGACGAGGAATCTGGAAATGATGTTCCTGTAGGTAGCACACGTAAAGAAGTACGTGACGATATTCCTGCTATGTTAAGTGAAGGTGAATTTGTTTTTCCTGCAGACGTAGTACGTTATGTTGGTCTTGATAAACTTATGCAGATTCGTCAAGAAGCAAAGATGGGCCTAAAACAAATGGAAGCTATGGGTCAAATGGGTAATAGTGATGAAGCCACTATTCCAGATGATGAAGAGTATCCATCTTTAGACATTCTTGTTTTAGCAGGAAAAGAAGAAGACGATGATAAAATAAAAGAACTAGCACAAGGTGGATTTCTAAAAGCACAAGCAGGTACATTTGTTGCAGATACAGGACTAGGAGAAGTCATGCCATCTAGTTTTGATTCAGATGTACTTGAAGCAGAACAAGCAGATCAATTTGATACATTTATTCCACCAAGCTCAATGACTCCACCTGAACCTATCCCAGCACCAGCGGGTGGCTTTCGTCCTAAGTTTTTAACAGACACAGGAACTGCACCTACTTCTACTGTGACTAAACCCATTACTCCCTCTATTGAAACAGTAACTCAACAACCAGAAGAAAAACCTTTTTTTGAAACAGTTGAAGATGTCTATAAAACAGTAGAATATATTAATCCAGAAACAGGTGAACGTAGAACTTTTAGTGTTTATAATGGTCAACCTATAGGAGATATACCAGAGGGATTTATTACTGTAGCTGAATATGAAAAACAACAAGATGAAACTACAGATGATCTTGAATCAACGCAAGTTGAAACTGCTCAAGTACGTAAAAACGACGATAATAAAATGTCTTTAAGACAAGTTAAAACACAAGATAAAACAGGCAAATCTTTACAAGAACTTTTAGACATGGATAAAACTGAATTTAAAAAATCATTAGATCAAATGAAAACTTTAACTACTGTAGGTAGTGCGTTGAGTACGTCTTTAGGTATTGTACCTTCTGCTGTATTTGGAGCAGGATTGGTTGCAAAATATAACGATATGCTTGAAGTTGCTAAAGAAAGAGGAATAGATGTTAGTGGACATATGCGCAAGAAAAGTATATTCGGTGGAGAAAAAAGCTTATACGAAAATCTTAAATCTTATGATGATAAAACAGGAAAACTTGTTGCGGGACAACGAGGAGATTTTGGAGATACTTATCTAGGAGACTTATTAGGATTTGATGGAACACCAGGTATTCAAGCAAGAGATGCCGCTGGAAATCTTATTGGTTTAAAAGCTTCTTTAGGTGGTGCTCGTAGAGATCAAAGTGTAGATAAAGCTGATTTTGGTGTGGCTTCAACTGTTGAAACAAAAGCAACAACTAAACCAAAAACACAAAGTGAAAAAACTGCGGCAGCTAAATCTGCTACTGATGATTGGATATCAGCAACTCAAGCAGTACAATCTACAAGTACTGATGATCCTAAAGCATGGTCTGATGCAATTAGAGCACAATCAGATGCAAGTAGAGAAGCAACTAGAGCTATCCGAGAAGCTTCAGGTTGGGGTACGGATGCTTATAATCCTAATTGGAGAGATGAATAGGTTTAGTGTACCTAACTACAAACACTAATATGACTGGCCTACCCATCCCCCTACCAACAGGCTACGGTGGCCCCAGTAAGGAAGACAAAATGTCAGATACAATTATGGCTGAAGAAATGCAGCCTCAAAAAAAAGCGGCATTCGCCAATCGTAAATATACAAACGAAGAACGAATCCAAAAAGAAGAAGAAGAACTTGAACAGCTAATAGCTGAACAAAAAGGCGAAGCAGAACAGGTTGAAGAACCTAAAGAAGCTGAACCTGCAAATGCTGAAGAACGCAGCTTTAAAAAACGTTATGGTGATCTACGTAGACATCAACAACAAAAAGAAAAAGAATACGAAGATCGCATTAATGCGCTTGAACAACAATTAAGTCAAGCAACTAAAAGTGAGATTAAGTTACCAAAGTCTGATGAAGACATTGAAGCTTGGGCAACCAAGTATCCTGATGTAGCTGCTATCGTTGAAACTATTGCTATTAAAAAAGCTAAAGAACAAGCACAAGGTCTTGAAGATCGTGTACGTGAAATAGATGAAATGAAAGCTAATGCTGCACGGGAAAAAGCAGAAGCAGAATTAATGCGACTGCATCCTGACTTTGGCGACATTCGTGACAGTGACGATTTTCATAATTGGGCAGAAGAACAACCTAAGTGGGTACAAGATGCTCTTTATGAAAACGATGCAGATGCACGTTCTGCTGCACGAGCAATTGATTTGTATAAAGCAGATCGTGGTATAAAAACTAAACGGTCTGTTTCATCAAAAGATGCTGCACGTTCTGTAGATACACGGAACGCACGTAGTAAACCTCAGTCTGATAGTTTGGGAATGGCTATCAAAGAATCAGAGGTACAGAAAATGTCTGCACAAGAATACGAACGTAATTCAGATGCAATTATGGAAGCTATTCGTACAGGCAACTTTATTTACGATTTATCTGGTTCTGCTAGGTAAAAAGTATTGACATATAAGTTATTTATGATATAACTATATGTATCATATGTTAGTGTGGCCCCATTATGGATACCCACACTAATGTATATTCCCCACGCAAACAACAGACCTTACGGACTTACCTAGTAATTCATGGCCCGTAGATGTAACACAAAGGCCAAGTGTTATACTTTACGCACCCTACGATGTCTAGCCTCCTATATAGTACTCTGTGTGTTTAGCATCTGTTTATGCTTTTAAGGAGATAATGTTATGGCATTTCCATCAGCATCGGGTTACGGCAATTTACCCAATGGTAATTTTAGTCCAGTAATCTATTCCAAACAGGTGCAGCTTGCATTCCGCAAGGCATCTGTTGTTGAAGCAATCACAAACTCCGATTATTTCGGTGAGATTGCAAACATGGGTGATTCAGTAAAAATCATTAAAGAACCTGAGATCACCGTGAAACAATACGACCGTGGTACACAGATCACACCACAAGATTTGGACGATGAGGATTTCTCATTGACAATCGACAAAGCAAACTATTTTGCATTTAAAGTCGATGATATTGAAGAGGCGCACAGCCACGTCAATTTCCAAAGCTTGGCATCTGATCGTGCTGCATATCGTTTGGCTGACCAAATGGACCAAGAAGTTCTTGGCTATCTATCTGGTTTCTCACAGTCTGCACTTCATGCAAATGCAGATACAGTAAACACAACTGTGAATGGCACAAAAGCTATCGACACAGCTTCTGATGGTGCTAACCTAGTTGGTGCTGAACTATTGGCTTCTATGTCACTAGACGCATCTGACTTTACAAACACATCAGGAACTGCAGGTACAGCTAACCAATCTATTGGTATTGAGCCTCGTGCAGGTGGTGCTACTGCTGCGAAATCTGCAACTGCAGGTAACGCATTCCCACTGCAAATTCTTGCACGTATGTCACGTTTGATGGACCAACAGAATGTTGATACACAAGGTCGTTGGATCGTTGTGGACCCAGTATTCATGGAAGTCTTGAAAGACGAAGATTCACGTCTATTGCAAGCTGATTGGGGTGGTTCAGGTCTACAAAATGGCTTGGCAGTAAACAACCTACACGGTTTCCGTGTTTACACTTCAAACAACCTACCTTCACTAGGTACAGGTTCATCAACTGTTGGTGGCTCAAACGCAACTAACTTTGGTGTTATTGTGGCAGGACATGATTCAGCCGTTGCAACTGCAGAACAGATCAACAAAACTGAAACATATCGTGACCCTGACTCATTTGCAGACATTGTTCGTGGTATGCACCTATACGGTCGCAAGATTCTTCGCCCAGAAGCAATCGTTACTGCAGCATATAACTTGGCGTAAGGGAGGATTGAACAATGGGTAAATCTACTTCTTTGTTGTCAAAAGCTTACATGGTTGAAAAGGAAGTTGAACTTCCAACTACAACTGGTACAGTGACAGGTCCGACTGTTGGAGCAGGTACACTTGTTCTAGCAGCAGGTGTTGAGTTGATTGATGCAATGGACTCAGCAGATTACGATGTTACAGTTACAGATGGTACAACTACATTTATGGCTGCTACAGCCGTAGACAGTGGTTCTGCAGGTGACTTCGCATTCGGTACTCAAACACAGGGTATCGTTGCATCAGAAGACACAATTGATGTGACAGGTACTGCAGGTGCTTCACCAGCAGCAACAGTAACTGCTCGTGTATGGGCAATTGTTGCAGACGTTAACGAGGCAACTCGTGCGGCTGCAGAAGTTGACCGTGACACACTTGCATAATTAAAATACTCTGAGGGGCTGTTATTTAATGGCCCCTCTAAGCTTATCTAAAGGATATACAAATGGCTATCACAACAGAATTGTGCAACAGCTTTAAAGGTGAGATACTGCAAGGTATACACAATCTTACCTCTGACACACTTAAAGTTGCACTTATTAAGTCAAACACCACTATGTCTGGAACCTATAATGCAGACACAGAGAATTATTCTAATGTAACTGGTAATAATGATGAAGCATCTGGTACTGGCTATGATAGTACAGGTAAAGATCTGACATCTGTTTCAGTAACTGTAGACGATACAGAAAATATAGCATATGTAGACTTTGCTAATGTCACTTGGGCATCTTCAAGTATTACAGCAGCAGGGTGCATCATTTATAACGATACGCAATCAGGTAAAGCTATTGCGGTAATTGACTTTAATGGAGATAAAACATCTACCAATGGTGACTTTGTAATTGAGTTCCCTGATCCAGCGACACCAACAGACGCTATTATCGTTATTTCTTAATACTTAAAGGTTTAGTATGGCTCTTGTAGTTAAAGATAGAGTAAAAGAGACTACTACCACAACAGGTACAGGCACGATTACTCTTGCTGGTGCAGTTGATGGTTTTCAGTCTTTCTCTGCAGCATTGTCTGACGGAGACACAACTTACTATGCTATCTCTGAGACTAGCACAGGTGAGTGGGAAGTAGGCTTAGGTACTTTTACTGCTACTGGTACTACACTAGCTCGAACAACAATATTAGCAAGTTCTAATTCAGGTAGTGCAGTTAGCCTTACTTCAGAAGCAGATGTGTTTATCACACAACCTGCAGGTAAGTCTGTGTTCTTTGATGGATCAGGTGATCTTACACTTAACCAAGACCCTACCTCTGCATTACACGCAGCTACTAAAGAGTATGTAGATACTATTGCTGCAGCAGGTTTGCATTATCACGATCCTGTACGAGTAGAGCAAGAGGGTAACCTTAGTGCTACTTACGATAATGGTACTGCAGGTGTAGGTGCTACACTTACTAACAACAGCACACAAGCTGCATTGAGCATTGATGGTGTTACACTAAGCCTAAATGATCGTGTACTTATCTATGAACAAACTAATGCTTTTGAAAACGGTGTTTACACTGTAACAGACACAGGCTCTGCAAGTACTAACTGGGTACTGACACGTGCTACAGACGCAGATAGTTATGCTCCCTCTGACCCCGATAGCCTTGGTCAGGGTGATGCATTCTTTGTGCTTGAAGGTGCTGCAGGTGCAGGTGAACTATACGTAATGAACACTGAAGGTACTATTACCTTTGGTACTACAGGCATTACGTTTACTCAGGTTGCAGCCACTGCTGTATTTACTGCAGGTGATGGACTTACACTTACAGGTACAACATTTGCTGTAGGTGCAGGTACAGGTGTTACAGTTAACGCTAACGATATTGCTATTGGTCAAGCTGTAGGTACAAGTGATAGCCCTACCTTTGCAGGTATGACCACTACTGCAGACATTACGTTTGGCACTGATGACAAAGCTTCCTTTGGTACTACACTAGATGTTTATAGTGATGGTACAGACTCTTATGTTGTAGAGTCAGGTACAGGTAATCTTTATATTGACTCCGCAGACTTATCTATTCGTAATGCTGCAGGTACAGCTACTATGGCATCTTTTGATGACACAGGTTCTGTAACACTAAACCATAACAACTCTACTAAATTTACTACACAGTCTTACGGTATTGATGTAACAGGTAATGTACAGGCTGATGGTCTTGTACTTGCAGGTGATGCTACCTTCGGCGACAACGACAAAGCCATCTTCGGCGCAGGGTCTGACCTACAGATTTACCACGATGGTAGCAATAGCTTCATCAAAGATAATGGCACTGGAAACCTTTTAATTCAAGGCGCAACTGACATTGTTCTTGAGGACACTTCTGGGGCTAATTATTTTCGTGGTGTCTCTGGCTCTTATGTGCGTCTCTATCACAATAACAGCACAAAGTTAGAAACCACCAGCACAGGCGTAGACATCACGGGTACTTTGACCAGCGATGGGCTGACTGTGGGTATTGGAGATAATATCGGGGTAAACGCAGGTAATGGGTTTTCTGTTGATGCGTCAAGTAACATTGACTTCACTTCTGGAGGCGTAAAATCTCTTAGGATTAAAGAAGGCGACATCAGCTTCTACGAGGACACAGGCACCACGGCAAAGTTCTTCTGGGATGCGAGTGCTGAGAGTTTAGGCATTGGGACGACTTCGCCTAGTGCAAGTATCCATGCGTATCACGCAACAACTAATGTTGTAGGTACTTTTGAAAGTGGCGATGCTGATGTGTATATTACGCTTGCTGATAACACAACAACTTCAGACACGGCTATGCGTATTGGTGTTACTGGTAACGATATGCACTTTAGCACATCAGCCACAGAACGCATGCGCATCGACAGCAGCGGTAACTTGCTGGTGGGGACTACAAGCACAAGTATTGCCAATACTGGTTTAAGATTTAGCGGTGCGAGTGACTATCTTGCAGTTACCCGTGCAAGTGATGCTCCTTTGATTTTAAATCGCACAACATCTGATGGGGACATTGCAGAGTTCCGCAAAGACAACACCACTGTGGGGAGTATTGGGGTTGTCAGTGGTGATGTATATATGCAAGGGCCAACTGATCACTCTGGTATTCAGTTTAATACAAATGGTATTCTCCCATTAAGAAACGGTGCAATAATAGATGATACGCTTGATATTGGTGGTGCATCTTATCGTTGGCAAGACCTCTACCTCTCTGGCGCAGCATATACTCACAGTATCGCAAAACAAACTACTAACCCGATTGTAATAAACTCTACATTGAGTTCCTCAAAAGCCTTGCGTGTTTATTATGATATGGACATATATAACACGATTAATTTCACAGATGCGTCTTGGGCAAATCAGGGATATATAGTCGGCTCCAGTGGCAATCTAACTCTGACTGCAACTAATGGTGTAAATGGTGTAAAGATTAGTGGCAACACAGTTTGGCACGCTGGCAACGATGGTTCTGGTTCTGGCTTAGATGCAGATACTGTTGATGGCATTCAGGCAAGCAGCTTCTTGCGTAGTGATGTGGCTGATACTGCTACAAAGATATCCTTTGGTACTGGCAATGTACAAGCCCCCACCCCAACAGACAGTTCTACTGGCGCAAGACTAATACTATAT